GATCGCCATGTCGAACGGCTTGACCAGCATTTCGACCACCTTGTTGCCACCGAGGCTGTCGAAAATCTTGTCGCCCAGCTTCTTGGCGATCATGTTCTGCACCGCCAGGATCGTTGCCGTCACGAACTCGTGAAACGCCGTCGACAGCTTCTTGGTGCCCGACATGATGTCGTTCAGGAAGCCTTCGAAGCTGCCGCGAATCTGCTGGTTGGCCTGCAGCATGTACTTCTGGCGCTCGCGGATGCCGGCGTTGCTGATCTGGGTCAGCCGGTTCTCGTGCTGCTGATCGAGGTCTGCCATCTGGGCGAAGATTTCCGCTCGCTTGGTCGCGTCGCCGTGGGCCAACTCCAGGCGCGCACTCAGCCCGGCACGCTCCACCTCGTAGGCCCTGCGTTCAGCCTGCGCGCGCTCGATCACCTCTTGCTCGGCGTCGATCTGCAGCAGCGCCCGACGTTGTGACGTGGACTCCTGCATTGCCGCTATCTCAGCCTGCCCGCTAGCCTTCGCCGCGTTGATCCTGATGCCTTCCATCGCATCGGCGCGGCGCTGTTCTTCGGCGTTGTACTCGGACGCGTTGGAGCGCACGAGGTCTATGCGCTTTTGCTCCAGGACGTTGATTTCGCCGGCTAGTTTGGCCTCCTGCGCCTGGAATTTCAGCTTCTCTGGTTCTTTCAGGTCTGGCGACTTCGCCTGCGTGCGAACCTCCTCTGTCTCGCGCTTCTTCGCCTCGATGGACAGGTCGATTGCCCTGGTTTCGATCGCCAGCTTTGCGTCGTAGTACTCCTTCGTGCTGATCAGGTTGTTCTTGTAGGCGTCGTCGGTGATCGACATCGACTCGCGTAGGTACTCCTGCTGCTCGCCGAGCGACGCCTCGTTCTGCGCTTTGGCGAGGCCGTATTCGGCGACTGCGATCCGCGCCCTTTCCTGCGCCGCAGCCTTGGCGAGGCGTTCCTGCTCTTTCGCTGCCCGCTGGCGCTCCCTCTCCGCTCTTGCGGCCTCTCTCTCGGCTTCCTTGCGGGCCTGCTCCTCGGCCTTCAGCCTTTCCTTGTCTCCTGCGATGTCAGGTGCGTTCTTCGATCCCTTTGGCGATCCGCTATCACCAGCCCCCTGCGGCCCTCCCGTGAATGCCCAGATGCTGGCGATGCGGTCGTGCGTCTCTTGCGAGGATGCGTCGATCTTCTTGAGCGCGCCCTCCCATGCACCGCCGATCGTTGAGCCGACGCCCTTGATTTCCTGGGCCGCACCTTCGAAATCGCCAACAAGGGCCTTGCCGATGGCTGCGCCGAGCGCGCGGATCGGCTCCGCGGCGCTGATCACCATCGCGTTGATGACCTCCCACACGACGCGCACGCCGTTGGTCAGGCCAAGGAACGCGGTCGATAGCCCACCGATGGCGCCGCGCAGCACCTCGATCGCTGCTGGAGCCAGGTTGTTGAACCATTCGAGCAGTTCGGTGCCGACAGGAAGCACGGACTCCTGGATCGCCTTCGCGAATGCGTGCTGCGTCAGTTCTGCTTTGTGTGACGCCTCGTCGTAATCCTTCCACGCGTTGACGGCGCTTTCGCCGACCGTCAGCCCCAGCTCCTCGACGAGGGTTCGGTTCTTTTCGACCATCTCGTTGTTGACCTGCAGCAGGCGCGACGACGCAGATAGTCCACGGCCGAACAGTTCACGAGCCGCTACCGACCGATCCGTTCCCTCCTTGTACTCGCGGAGCAGGGCTATCGCATCAATCGTCAACTCGTTCAACGGGCGCAGATTGCCGGTGACGGCGTCCCGCGTCACGAGCCCGAGGCTGACCATTGCAGCTTCGTTGGTTCGCAGCTGGTTCGACAGGCCTTTTGAGAGCCCCAGGTACTCGCTCTGACTCGCGCCAACCTCGCCGAACACGGCCTGCATCACGCTGGCCTCGTTGGTCGTGATGCCGAGCGCGCGCGCCAAATCGCGCGTGGACTGGACCATTTCCGCGTTGGCGGCCGACAGTTTCTCGACCCCGACCGCTGCGCCGACAGCAGAAAGCCCGATGAGGGTGGCGGACTTCCCGAAGACGTTGAGCGCTGACTCCAGGACAGGGCCGAAGCTGCCGAGGGCCTTAGTGCCGGCCTTCGTGAACTCCTCGCCAAGGTCTTTGAATCGCTTGCCCAGGTCGGCGATAGGACCGCCGGCATCCTTCAGTTCGGCGGTGACGCCTTCCGCGAATCCGCGAATGAAACTCGCAAGCGCGCCGATATTCGCCTTGGCGTCATCGATGCTCGCGCCGAAGCGGATCAGGACTGATTCGTCAGACCCTGTTGCAGCCATGCCGGAAGCTCCTCAGTCACGCCGCCCATCATCATCACCAGCTCGCCCATGTCGGCGTCGTTGGCCGCCTGCGCTGTGGACCGCGAGCCGTCATCCATCGGCCGGTGGATCGCGCCGGCCCACACGGCGAGCGCCTGGACGCACTGCCCGAGCGGGGGAACGCGCTGCCACTGCATCTGGATCGCCAGCAGCCGCGGCAGCGTCATTTCTTCGTCGATGTACTCCCACGTCCAGCCGAACTCGGTGATCAGCGCCGCATAGATTGCGGGCCAGTCAACCGGCCCGGCTACGCCTCCCCCGGGGCCACCTTCTTGTAGCCGCTGGTGCCGAAAATCGCCTCCAGGACCTGCTTGACGTTGCTCAGGTCCACGAGCCCGATCACGTCGTTCAGCTCCAGCGTCGTGTAGTTGCGCCGCATGGACGCCCAGATGATGCGGTGCGCCGACTTCCACTGCTCCGCGCTCGGCGATGCCCCGCTCTGCAAGCCCTCCAGCGCGTGCACGTCGGGCTCCAGCTCCTGCACCTCGGCCAGGCCAAGGGCGGGGAGCCGGAACTCGTCCAGACCGAAGCGAACCCACGCGCCGCCACGTCGCGTGTCCGGCGTGTAGCGGCGGATGGTGTCCTGATCCTGGCCTTCTCCGACCTGGTACTCGGTGAACTTGATGGTGTCGAGCGACATGCTTCCCTCACTCGGCCAGGTACATCGTGCCCAGGTTGCCGCTGTCGTCGGCGAACGCCTGGAAGTCGAAGCTCGGGATCGTGAAGTCCTCCAGCTTGGTCGGGAAGGACAGCTTCGACGACATGCACGCGTTCAGCACCATGGTCAGCGTCTTGGTGCGGAACGTGGTCTGGAAGGCCGCCAGGAACGTCGGCGCGTTGCCCAGCAGTTGGTTGGTCAGGCTGATCGTCTTGCCGTTGGCCGATGCGTTGTACTCGTAGCTCACGAGCACCGCGGCCGCGTTCTGCGACGCGTTGAACGTGTAGACGCCGGTCGTTTCGTTGCAGCTGTACTGCTGCCCGACCATGTTGGCCGTGACCCGCGTGTAGAGGCTGTTGTCGCTGGCCAGGACCACGCCCAGGTCGCGCACGTAGTTCGCGGCGTTGGTGACCGTCACTGCGTTCGCCGTGACCGTCTGGGCCTCGCTGACGGCGATTGGCTTGCTCCCGGATGCCGGGTTCGAGTAGCCGAAGAACAGGTCGTTGTAGACCTGAGCGTTCAGCTGCGCGAAGTCCGCCTTGCCGGTGATCTTGCCGGTGCCGCGGCCGAGCGCGATCGGGAACTGGTACTGGCCGTACAGCTCCTTGACCGTGAAGGCGAAGTCGATGTTGCAGCCCTGCAAACCGCCGAAGCGGACCGGGGTGGGCGGGGAGTTGTCGTTGCTGCGGCCGAACAGAACGCCCGAGCCGAAAGCGTATTGAGTCATGGTGTGCTCCTTCGGTGCCTCATGGCGAGACGATGATGATGATGGGGATCACGACGACCGCCTCGTTGCCGAGTGACCCGCTGAATCGTTCCACCTTGCCGTCGATCGCGCAGTGACTCACCCTGCCGCCGAGCGTCGCGCATTCGTTGATCACGTCGTCGATGACGATCGACCGCTCCACCGCATCGATGATCGGATTCAGCATGCCGTTCGCATCGACGTTCGTGTCGATTTCGGCGTTGGTGAAGACATAGACGCGCAGCAGCGCCGTCATTTCGATGATCGGAGGCATGCCACGGCGAACCTTGCGCTTCTCCGTGGTCGGGTCCAGCGTCGCCGCGGGCTGGTCCGGCGGTTGGACATCGATCCAGTGCCGGGCGTTGGTGAAGAACGACTTGAACACCAGCGACCCGTCGTGGTTCGTGATGGCACGGAAGAAGTCGGCCACCGAGTCCCAGATGGCCTGTCGATTGATCGATGGGCTGTCCATACATCAGAACGCCTTCAGCGCGCGCACCGCCGCCTCGCGCAGCGTCATGCGGATGTGGTCGGCATCGTCGGCCAGCGTGCTGCGCAGGAAGCTGCGAACCGGCATGTTCATGCGGCGCGAGTGCGCCCGCACCGTGGCTGCGCCGCCTCCTGGCAGGCTGCGAACATAGCTGCGCACGCCGACCGTGCCCTGGAACCCGTATTCGTGGATCGCTGCATAGCGCACGTTCGTGCCCACCTGGCCCGTCACCGTGCCGCCCTGCTCGATCGTCGCTCGGTTGATGCTTCGGCGCAGCGTGCCGGTCTGGACGTGCAGCACCTGGCCGGACAGTTTCCTGTCCTTGACGTGCGACTGCACCTCGATCGTCAGGCGATCGACGGCCGTCTTCACGTCGGCCGTCATCTGTCGGTCGACGCCGGCCAACTGCGCCAGCAACTGCTCGGCGCGCACGTCGACGGTCAGCAGGCTGGTCATCCCGGGGCCATCTTTCGGTACGGGGCGACGATCGCCTTGATGTCGTCGTTCATCTGGGTGGTGTCGTAGCTGACGGCCTCGCCGAGGATGTTCTTGCCCTTGACGCCGACCGTGACCGACTGCTGCAGGGCCAGCGCGATCATCTGGTTGCACGCCTGGAGGAGCGGCCCGGGCACGTAGTAGCCCATGATGTTCACCGGCGCGTTGGAATTCGCCACGTTGAACGTCAGGGTGCCGTCGCTCGCGGCGTACTCGTTCGGCTGCGGGTTCGACGCGTTCGCCGCCTCCGTGAAGGTCACGGTGCCGTTGTCGATCTGCCCGACGACAGCCATGAATCCGCCGTCCACCTACACCCCGAGCGGCAACGTCGTGGACGTGGTCGCGTTGCCGGTGGTTGCCGGGACGTTGGCCGTCATGGTGAAGCGAAAGCCGGCGTCCCATGATGCCTCGATCGACAGCGGAGACATCGGGAAGCGCTGGCCGTTGGTCAGCACGAGCGTGCCGGTGCGTTGATCCAGCACGGCGCCACTCTGGCGCATGTTGGCCACGATGGGCACGTCGACCCCGTTGATCGCCAGGGCNNNNACCGGTTGTACCGGCAGGGATAGGCGGCGCTCCCCGCGCCCGTCGAGCAGCACGTCGGTCGCTGTCTCGAACGGGACGGAAATGTTGAGGTAGTTGACCAGCGTCGCCGACTCGCTGCTGACGAGCGAGGCGATCCGCGCGTCCATGTTCGAGGTGTTGGCGAGTGGCGCGTACGTCTTGACGCGCGCGATGCTGGTCAGGTCGGCCACCCTCGCACCCCGTCACCCTTACTTCTTCTTCGCCGCGGCGGCCTGCATGGCAGCCACGTCGGCGTCGCTCAGGATCATGCAGCCGTGGTCGCGCAGGCGGAGGGCCTTGTCGGCCGGCACCATCACGTGCCCGTTTTCGTCCGGCTGCAGTTGGAAGCCGTCGATGCTGATTTCAGCCATGCCAGGCGGGCACTTCAGCACCTTCATCTGCTGAAGGAACGGGTTCGGACGTTCAAAGACATTCGCGCCATTCATCGCTTGCTCTCTTTCCGGTGTCGATTCACTGCGGTCCTTCTGGAAACGCCCCCAGCCTCATTGCTGGAGCTGGGGGCCAAAACGCGTCCGCTGGGTCAGGAACCCGGGCCATGGATGGGCCGGGAACGGACGCTAGGAGACAATCAGCCGTTGGCGATGTTGGTGACCACCCCGATCGCCGGCGGGAAGTAGTGCTGCAGCACCTCGTCGGCGTAGACGCCGTATTCGTACTTCCGAGTGCGCAGCGGCCATTCGATCTGGTAGTAGTCGCGCCGCGTCCTGATCTGCGCCACGTTCGTCACGTTCGACAGCGGGTAGGGCAGCCGACTCGTGGTGAACAGCATCGTGCCAGCCGGCATGTTCGGGTGCAGCCTGATCTTCAGCACCGTGTTGCCGTCCATCGCGTAGCGATTCAGGTACTCGCGCACGATGATGCCGCCGGCCATCATGCTCTGGTCGGCGTTCACCGTGAAGCGCAGCGCCAGCGGGTTGGACGCGGATGCTGACACCACCTTGGCGGAAATGTTCTTCATTTCCTGCGCCGACACCCAGAGCGTATCGGGGGACAAGCGGTAGTTGTCCCAGAAGGACTTCAGCGCCGTCTCGATTTCTGCGACGCCGCCCGCGCCGTCGCTGGTCAGTGCGGTTCCCGTGCCCGGGACGCCAACGGCCAGCGTGCCCTGGTACGAACCGAGCGCGGACTGGCTCGCGATGGTCAGAAAGCCGTCGAACGCCAGCGAGTTCGTGCTGTTGTTCGTCGCGCCGAGCGCGGCGTAGTTCGCCGTGCCGTTGCCAGCCCCGGTGCCGGTCGCGTTGGCCGTGATCAGTGCGCTGCTGATCGTGGTAATCGCTCCGAGCGTCAAGTTGGCGGCGGCGGCGCCCCAGAACCACGCGTACGCCACAGCGCCTGCGATCGGGGTCACCGATGCGCTGATCGTGCCGGCCTGGGTGTTCACCGTCACGTTGGCCTGGGTGGCCTTCAGGTTGGTGCCGCCGTTGATCAGGTCGGTGGAACTGTCGGCGTTCGTCCGGGTGTAGGACTGGACAATGCCGGTCGTCAGGCTTGCGAGTTGGAAGCCCTCGAACGTGAGCGCGACGCAGCCGACTCCGTAGGACTGGTTGTTCAGCGTGCCGCCCGTGTTGGCCGTGGTCAGGGTGATCGACCCCGTGTTGGCCAGCGACAGCCCGTTGTTGCCGCCCAGAATGATCTTCTCCTCGCCGATCATCGTGGCGCGAAGCAGGCCCTCGACTGCGGTGGCTTTCAGGTCCTGAAAGAACTCCGCCGCATAGTCGGCTTCGAACTCGACCGAATCCTCCAGGCCGATGCCTTTGTAGGCCGCCGTGTAGTCCTGGGTCGTGGTCGTCATCACGCCACCACGCTTGCCGGTCGCAAGGTACAGCGCGAGGTTCGTGGTGTTGATGCCGGTGATCGCTCGCCAGTTGGCCTGAATGCCGCCCTTGCCAGAGACGCGCGGAAGCTCGTTGCGCAGCGGCGTGATGACCGGATAGAGCTGCTTGGCTGGCGCTTCCAGGTCGTAGGCATTGATGCCGCTGACCGCACTGCCTGGTTGGGTCCAGGCCTTCATCAGTTCGGGCGGGACCTCGCTGGTGCCGGACAGCTGGGCCGCCTTGATCAGGTTCAGCGTTTCGGCAGAGACTTTGTCGTTCATGACTCTCTCCTCGATGAGGGGGGAAGGTGTGTTGGGTGGTTGCTACTTGGTCATCCGAAGCATCGGACGGCCGCCCTGTTGATGAATGGCCTTGATGAGCGTCGCCGCCTCGTTGGCCTTGCCCATGCCGTCCAGAACTGGCTTGACCTCGGCCCCGGTCACCTCGTGGTGCTCGGCCACCGTGTCGGCGGACTTGGCCACCGCTCGCAGGCTGACACGTGCCGGCGCTGGCTGCTTCTCCAGCGCATCGATCTTGCTTGCGGCCGCCTCCAGCTGCTTCTGCAGCGGCGCGATCGCGTCGGAAACCAGCTTGGCCAGCGCGGCGTCGGCCGACAGGGCCGCGTCCTTCGGCGCCAGCAGCTTGGCGATTTCCTCGCCAGCGGCGCGCAGCGCGGCCTCGGGCTCCGCCTTCAGCAGGGCGAGCAGCGGAGCGTCGTGCGCCTTGCGCAGCAGCCCGGCAACCTCGGCCATTTCCATTTCCCCAGCTTCTCCGCCGCCGGCTTCGGTGCCCGCCTTGATTTCAGCGACGGCCTCGCCGACCGCTTCCTGCAGCACCGTGGCCGTGAGAGCGATCACGGCGTCGATCCGGCCCGGCAGCGGGCTGTTGTCGCCCTCCTGGAACGCCTCGTAGGCCGCCGATTGGCGCAGGTACATCAGCTGATCCAGGACGCCGCACAGGCACCCGCACAGGGACTTGCGCAGGTCGGTCGTGAATTCCACCTTGTCCATCTTCTCCAGGTCGGTGGCCTCGTCGATCTTCTCGGCGGATGGCGGGCCTTCCTTGTCGATGTGCTTCTTCCACGCGCCGACGATGCGCGACTTGATCGCGGCCACGTCCTTGGCGCTGTACTTCCCGGCGTTCTTGCCCTTGTTGATGTAGTTCCACGCCGCGCGGATGTGCTCCGCGGTGTCGATCGGGTACTTCTTGTTCCGCGCGTCGGCGAAGGCGACCTGGCCGTATTCGCTGGTGCCCTCCTTCGGGTTCACGTCGGAGCGCGCCGCCACCTTCTCCAGGTTGGCCAGGACATCGGCCAGGGACAGGCCCTTGTCGTTCATCACCTTGCACAGCGCGGAGACTTCCTCCGGTGTGCCCTGGATCGACTCGCCGTCGTCGGCTGCCTCGGCTTGCTTGGCCAGCGGGTCCGGTTCCTTGAACGCCACCTGTGCGACGCTGCCGTCCATCTTCTGGATGTCGAAGAACTTGGCCGTGGGGATGCACGGGCGATCGACCAGACTGATTTCGGTCGGGATCGCGGTGTAGCGCTTCACGTCCTTGCCGTCGACCTTCTCGATTGTCGGGTTGGAGGCATAGCTGCCGCCCATGGAAAACCCGGTGTAGACGCCTTCCAGCACCTTCTTCCACTCGGCGTCGTCGACCACCTTGGTGCAGATGTCGATCGCCTTCTTGTCGTCGAGGAACTCGATCCCGACCAGCTTGCCGGCGGCGACCTTTCCGTGCATGGCCCGGAGATTGCCAAGCGACTTGCCACCGCTGTCGGCCTCAACATCGGCCGACCACTTCTGGAAATTCGGCTTGCTGCTGGCGTAGTCCATGATTTCGCCGGCGTGGTCGACCACCTCGGCGGCGGCTTGCCCGAAAACGAGACGCTTCGCCTCGTCAACCTTGCGAATCTGGGCAAAGACCTGCATGGACATGGCGGCCCCCTGCGCTGCGATGGGCGCGATTCTCGCGCCGCGCGGGGATTTCCGCAAACGATTGTCAGCGGGGTGTCAGCGAATCGCTGTATGGCGACCACGCTGGGGACGCCTCCCGGCGCCCCCGTTCAACGATCAGCTGTAGCCGGGCGCGTCGCTGAAGTCGGCGTAGTAGAACTGCGCTGGCACGAACTGCACCGAGGCTGCCGGGTTGTCGATGCGCATCACCACCGTGCCACTGGGCGTGGCCTTCGTGAAGTTTCGGTCTTCCTCGTTGCCCTTCGGGTCATAGACCACGCTCAGGCTGATTTCGCGCTGGCCGCCGCCGAAGTCGACGACCTTGTCACAGCGGAACTTTGCTCTCGTTGTCATTTTGCGTTCCTTGTTGTTGCGCGCGGGATGACCCCGCGCGCTCTCATTTTCGGCCAGTCAGGCGTAGCTCGTCCAGCCCATCGCTCTGTATCCGACCTTCTTGCCATCGACCGTCACCTCGTCAGCCTTGCTCAGGTAGCAGCCGAAGGACTTCAGCTTGACGCTGTTTCTCTCGTTGACTCTGCGCACCTCGGCTGCCTTGCTGGTGAACTTGCCAGCCAGGGGGACCGCGTTGCCGCTCATGAACCCAGTCTCGATCGACTCGCACACGTTCTCGCGAATCTCGACCATCCGCTTGCCGATCAGCTTGGTCACTTCCCAGAATTCGACGTTGGTCTGGTCGTAGCCCCAAGAACCGTGGAGCACGTCGCCGACCTTCAGGTTGTGGGGCTTGGCCATGTCGGCCTTGCGCGCCGCCGCTCTGTCCTTCCTGGCAGCCACGGTCGCGTCGCACCCTTTGAGGAATTCGGCCACGTACTCGGCGCGTCTCTCGTCGCTTTTGAACGAGTAGTTGAACGCCATCATCTTGCCGCCCGCAGTGCGGTATCCGACCGCTGAGGGGCGCCCGGTCTTCGATCCGCGGCTCAAGTAGACGACAGCGCCGCTGATCTTGCTGGACACCTTCACCGATCCTTCCGGCCTCCAGTGGTATCCCATCTTCATCGCAAGCTCCTTTCTTTCCACAGTTCTAATGTGCCATAGCTCGACATATTTGTCAATATCGCTTGACATTTAATTGTGTTTGGCGCACACTAGCGTTGTGGAAAAGGAGATTTGCGATGAAGGTCTTTGAGGCGGTTGCGGTGGTGGCGGTCGGAGTGGTGGCGGCG